ACCTGGCAGGTCTGACTGAACTGAGACTGGGTGCTATCGGTGGTCAGGTTGGTGAGGCAGTTAACGAGTTCTCCTCTGATGAAACTCTGGGTGGCGACTCTAACACCGCATGTCCTACTGAGAAAGCGACTCGTGGATTCCTGACTCGCGGTAAGATGGATAACACGAGCGGTATCCTCGTTCCTCCTCGTGGTCCTCAATCTGGTCGCCCAACTGGTGTTGACCTCCTGGAAGGTGGTCTCCGCTATGATACCGACTCTGATGGTTTCGAGTACTACAACGGATCTACTTGGTTACCCGTTGGTTCTTACCAGAATGTTGATGCTACTAGTAACATCACCGCTTCTAACAAGCAGCAAATCTTCTGCAATACCTCTGGCGGTGCATTTACAGTTACTCTTCCTGCTGCCCCTGTCAAGGGCGACTCGATTAGAATCTTCGATGTTGCCAATACATTCGATACTCAAAACCTGACGGTCGCTAGAAATGGCAACCCAATCATGGGCGACGCTGCTAACCTGACAGTATCCACTGAGGGTGCTGCCTTTGAATTAGTCTTCTATGATGGCACAAGAGGTTGGAGAATCATCACCGTCTGATTCTTCTATATACTTCTGGGAGGGGGAGCAATCCCCCTCTTTTTTATTAGAGAGATTAAAATGATTGAAGTCATTGATGACTATCTGCCCGAAGATTTATTTAATTATCTACGAGATGTTGTAACATGTGAAATGTTTCCATGGTTTTATAATAAAAGTTCTGTGAGTGATGACAATATTTCACAGTTCATTCATATGTTGTACTGTAATCATGCACCATCTTCTCCAGTATGGGATGACTTAAAACCAGTAGTAGAATATTTTAACCCCACCTCACTGTTTAGGGTTAAGTTCAATGCCACTCCTAGGTTTTCTGAACTACTAGAAAAACCTTTACACTATGATTGGATTGGACATGATGGATCTTTAGATCCAAATCTAAAAGTATGTCTGCTATATATTAATACTAATGATGGATATACTTACTTTGAGTCTGGAGAAAAGATTGAATCAAAAGAAAATCGTGCAGTCTTTTTTCCTGGAGATTTAAAGCACTCAGGAACAAACTGCACGGATGCTGATGTGAGACTTGTGATGAACATTAATTATTACAATGCCTAAATAGTAAAAGATCGACACCATTAGATGAAGCATAATGGCTAATTATCAAAGTTATAAAAAGATTCAGGGGGATCAGGCGATTGTCGCTAACTCGATCACCGCATCGCAGACAACTGGTCTTTCTCAGGGAAAGGCATTTCAATTTTATGTTTATGATACCGACATCACTACCGTAGAAAACGGTGGTAGATGTTGCCTTTGGACTGTTCCTGCTGGAACTACGATGATTCGCTTTGAGGCAACTGGTGGTGGAGGATCTGGTAGTATTGGTGCCTGCTGTTCCAATGGTATTCCTGGCGGCACTGGTGCATATGCAGTAAAGACTTTATGCTCTGGTCAATTTACTCCTGGTTCCACATCATATACTATCTGCGCTGGTGGTAGCACCAGATGCTCCTGCTGCAGACAGTGTACTGCTTGTGCTTGCTGTGGTGTAAGAGGATGTAGATCCTTCGTTACTGGCACCAGCATGTCTAACTTCTGTGCAGAAGGTGGTTCTCATGGATGGCACCAGTGTACTGGTGGATGTCACTCCTGCTCTCAGCAGAGACAATGGGTTAACGCTTGCTGGGGAACCTGCGCTTGCTACCGTGATGCAGACTTCGGTATCATGGGTAACCAGGCATCGAGACAGAACAACAATGAGTGTCGCGGCGACTGGTGGCAATACTCTGCTAGCACCGTTGGTCCTTGGGGCGGCGGCGCTGGTCAGAAAGGCACTGACCAGTGTACTGGACAACCTTGGTTCCAAGGATGCTGCCTTGGTCACCCTGTGTTCCCTGGTGGTGGTGGATTCGCTCCCTTTACCGATGGCAGCTGCTGCTGGGGCGGTTGGGGTTATGGCGGATTAGTCGTCGTATCTTACTGGCAATAATAGGGAGGATTAAATCAAATGCCACACCAACATCACGATCACGCGGCAAACCCAAACATCGAAAAGACTTTCTTGTTCCCTGTTCCTACAGAACTGTGGAGTCAGGATGCTGATCCCGATGAGGTAGGAATTGCCACATACTCTGGTCCTAGATATCTTGTAACAAGATGGGATCCTGAGAAGCCAGGTGTACTGGATGAGGTTGCACCTCAAGGTTGTTCTGATTGTCAGAGACCTGCTCGTTATGGATGTGTCGAAGTAGTTCTCGATGCAGAACAGATGCCTCTTCACGCTCTTGTCTTTGTCGGAAATAAATACGACGAGGATGGATGCTGCAGTCCTTGTGCAGAAAAGATTGAGTGTGTCTGTGGTGATCCAGAAGCACTGAACCCACTGATTGCAGATCCATATCATTACACTGAGGTCTTCAACCTGAGATCATTCTATTATGATACTGAAGCAGGTGATTGGGCTGATATTGAGTTCAAAGTAGACCACCCCGATTCTGTGTTCCCAGATGATGAGGGATGCTCTCAGGGTTGGTTAAATGTTAGACACACCAGAAACAAGATGCTCACGATGAGCGATAAGTATGTTGCTGGATATCTGAGCGACGAGAAACGCGCAGAGTGGGAAGCTTATCGTCAGAGGTTGAGAGACATTCCTCAGAGCTGGGCAGATGTAGGTGACCATACCTCACTGATCTGTTGGCCAGAGATGCCAACAGATGAGAATCATGTCCCTGCCCCCATGCCACCCAATCCAGATGGGGATGCGAGACCAGATGCTGCTCCACTAGTAAATGACCCACCAGGCAGAGGTGCCTGATAACCAAGGCAGGGTTTACACCCTGCCTTTTTTAATGTATAATTACCTGTAACCCGAAAAAATTTTCCAGAAATTTTTTGACTCTACAGGATCGATATGAATATTGATAAAGAATCTATAACTTGGGGTCCTCTTATGCAGAGGATGAAATTGGATTCATCTATTATTGATTTCTTATGGGAAGGTGCTAATAATGTTAGGGGTGTTGAAGTATTTAATGCTGAGCATCTGTTAGCAGCTGGTATGCATGATGAGTGGTCTTTTAGTCCAGCAGCACTCGTAGACTTCTCTGAACTTATTAAACCCTATGTGGGATCTTATTGTGAGGATCTCTCAAAGCATATCTCTAGACCTGTACCTCATAACTTTCACCTTCATGCATTGTGGGTAAATTTTCAAAAGTGTGGTGATCATAATCCCTTGCATGATCACAGTGGTGATCTAAGTTTTGTTATCTATCTACAGATACCAGAAGAACTTAAGACTGAAAAAGAAGTTCTTGGGTACAAGGGTCAGTGTCCTACTCCTGGATCTATTACTTTTGTGCATGGAGATACACGCCCACCTTTTTATGAGGCGAGAAAGTTCTATCTTCCTGAAGTTGGAGACATGTTTATCTTCCCTTCATGCTTATTCCACACGGTCAGTCCGTTCAGAACCGAGGGTGTGACTAGAGTTTCAGTCTCTGGCAATCTCTCATTCACTGCCTAAATAACTCGTTGATAAAATTTTTATGAGACCAAAAGCATTTTTCATTAATGGTGGAGCTGGCAGAGTAATTTGTTCCATCCCTGCATTTGAAAAGTATGCAGAATCGCATGATGATTTTATCATCGTGTGTGAGGGTGGCATGAACTTCTTCAAAGGTCATCCAGTTCTCCACAAGTATGCCTTTGATAACTGGCATAAGAATCTTTTTGAAGATTACATCAAAGATCGTGACTGCGTAAGTCCAGAACCATACAGACAGTGGCACTACTACAATCAGAAGTGTACCATTGCTCAGGCATTTGATATGGAGATCAATGGGTTATCTGAACCTAGAGAACTCCCTGCACCTACTATCAGACTCGCAAAGTCTGAGGCAATTGCTGCTATCAATACTGTAGAAGAAGTAAAGCAAAAGACTGGTAAAGATAAAGTCATTGTCATTCAACCCTTTGGTAGAGGTGCTGAAGTTCAGGGTGACTTTATTATCGATCCTTCTTCTAGAAGTTTCCATCAGAGTTATATCGTAGACATCATTAACGATCTTAGAAAAGATTATGGTGTCATCATGATGTCAGAGTTTCAGTTTCCTTATGGGGATGCTGAAAAGAATCCTATCGCTTGGCCTCAGGCAGACATTCGTGTATGGGCAGGCATCATTGGATCTTCTGATCACTTCTTAGGTTGTGACTCTGTTGGTCAACACATTGCAAAGTCTGTGGGTAAGACAGTGACTGCCGTTATTGGATCTACTTATCCTGAGAACATTTCCTATGTTGGTGATAAGGACTTTGATATCATCGACCTTGGTGAAGGTAAGAGAACCTTCTCTCCCATTAGATTGACAATGGAAGACTACCAGGATATGATGAATGATGAGTGTATGGAAATGACCCAGAATGATATTCAAAAGGTAGTGACATCTTGTAGAAAGAGACTTGGAAAGAGTAAGACATATTCTTATACTGATACTAGTGTTAAGAGCACTACAAAACCCTGCTGTGATAATAAAGGATTCGGAAAATGACTCAATGGATTGCTGGTATTACTCGCGGACATAACGCTGGTGTTTGTCTGCTGAAGGACGGTGAGATTGTCTTTGCTGTAGAAGAAGAGAGACTCACTAGGAGAAAGTATGATGGTGGTCCTCTGGCATCTTTGATCAAGGTCAAAGAGTACACTGATCGTCTAGACTATCTCGCTGTTGCTCATACTCAAACCCTTGCCGACCAGGCTGGAAAGATTGAGTATACTGGAGAAGATGTTTATACATCTCTTGCTAGAAAACTTGGATTGATTGAAGATGTTGACTATCCATATGGCGAATTGCATCCTCAGGTAATTGATTACTCTACGATTCACCACAAACTTCATGCTGCTTGTGCGTTTTATCGCTCTGGATTTGATCAGGCAATGGGTGTTGTTGTAGATGGCGCTGGAACATTCATTCCCATTAGTTATCAAGGCAAATCTGATTGGGCATACGAGACCGAGACTATCTTTAGATGCGATTACCCCTCTAAGTTTGAGACCATCTATAGACACCTAGGATCTAATGGTCCATGCTCTACGCAGATTCAAACTGAGTTTGAGAATGAAAAATTTCATCCCAAAAACAGCAATTATAAATTACAGAATGTTCTTCCTTATGATGGTGGGTTCTCCCTACTCATCATGGATGGGACACCTGGTATTGTTAAAACCTATGAGGCAGTAACAAATTACAACGGATTTCCTTCCATTGAGGCAGGCAAAACCATGGGTCTTGCTCCTTATGGAGAACCTAATGAAGATATTCCAGAGATCTTCCGCAAAGACAGTGAGGTTTATGGATACAATCCTGCAAACTTAGAACTGTTTGTTCCAACATATCCTAACGGAGCAATTGTTAATGAGTCTATGTACGAATCTCTTCGTACACCTCAAGATGTTGACCGTGAAGATTGGACTAGACTGAAGAGTAGAAGGGATCTCTCTTACAAAGTGCAGCAAGAGACTCAGGAACAAGTTCTGACTCTGATTCGTAATGCTGTTCGCGTTGGCGGCATTTCTAATATTGTTCTCTCTGGTGGTTACGGACTGAACTGTGTAGCAAACTACTGGTATCTGGAACAACTTCAGGATGAGGGCATCAACTTCTATGTTGAACCAGTTAGTAATGATGCTGGCACTGCTATTGGTGCTGCTCTGATCTGCCATCACTCTGTAACAGGAGACACTAATATCAAAGGGTACGCTGAGAGTCTTTATCTTGGTCCTAAGTATGATTACACTGAAGAACAAATTGTATCTACAGTAGAAAAGTATGGGGCTGAAGTAACTGATGGTTGTAACAAAGATGTAATCGATCTCATTACTAATAAGAACATCGTTGCAGTGTTCCAAGGATCATCAGAGTCTGGTCCTCGTGCCCTTGGTAACCGTTCTATTCTTTATGATCCCCGCGATCCTGATGGAAAGGACTTTGTTAATCAGGTGAAGCGTAGGGAATACTTCCGTCCCTTTGCTGGTTCTATCCTTAAAGAACATGTGCATGAGTGGTTCGACCTCCGTGGTATGGATGAGACTCCTCACATGATGTATGCCGTTAACTGTCAACCTGGAATTGAGGATAAGATCCCTGCAATTATCCATGTCGATGGTACATGTCGTATCCAAACTGTTACTGAAGAGCAGAACAAAAATTATTATGATCTTATCAAAGAGTTTTATGATGCTACTGGTTGTCCTATCGTGTTCAACACTTCTTTCAACCTTGGCGGTGAACCTCTTGTCGAAACATTAGATGATGCAATTCGCACTCTCTATAAGTCCGACATTGAATACCTTTATCTTCCTGAGTATAATAAACTAATCTCGATCAAGAATGGCTAACGCAAAGACTCTTACTATTATTGGTGGCGGTACATCTGGATGGATAACCGCTGCATATATCTCTCGTAGATGTAGAGGTGCTGTACATGTGAGACTTATCGATAAAGAAGTTTCAGTTAATGTTGGTGTAGGCGAAGCACTTCTTCTGTCCTTCAATGACTTCATGGAGTCCATGGGTTACAAGATGCAGGAGTGGTTTAACTACTGCGAGTGTACCCTCAAGGCGGGCATCATGTTTGAGGGATGGGGAGAAGATGATAAAACAATCTGGCATCCATTTAAGTTTACCTATTTTGCAGGACTACCTCTCTTTGATTACTGGAGTAGAAATCAGAGTCAAAGTCTCCAAGATTTACAGGCACAGTTTAGGGTAACAAAAAATAATAGAATCGAGACAAATGAATTAGATAAGTATGCTATTCACGCCGACTGTGGATTGCTCACAAAGTTTTTTGAGACTACTAATCCCCAGGTAGAACACATTAAATCTGATGTCACTGATGTTGAGTGGGAAGGAAAAAATGTAAAGAGTATTACTCTTAAAGACGGTAGGCGTATTGAATCTGATATATTTGTAGATTGTACTGGATGGAAACAAGTTCTAGGTAAACATTTAACTAACATTGACACCAGCGATAGACTTTACCTAGATACTGCTGTTGCAGGTAGAATTTCTTATGAAGATAAACAGAAAGAATTCTATCCATATACTAACTGTGAAGCAGTAGATCATGGTTGGATCTGGCGTATTCCTACTCAGTCCAGACTGGGATCTGGATTAGTATTCAATAGAAATATTACTCCTATTGATGAGGCAAAAGAATACCTATCAAAATATTGGAATGGTCGTCTCAAACCTGATGATATGAAGGTCTTGAGATGGGATCCATTTGTCTGTGAAGAACAATGGGTGGGTAATGTTATTGCTATTGGATTGTCTGCTGGATTTATTGAACCCCTTGAGAGTACTGGTATTGCTTTGATTCTGAAGGCAGCGTTGAATCTTTATGATGCTATCTATGGCGGTCACTGGGATCAAAATGATGTCAGAATGTTCAATGCTAAAATGTCATATGAACATGATCTCTGCATTGACTTTGTGAACATGCATTATTCTTATTGTAGAAAGAGTAGTTCTCCTTTCTGGGACTATGTTAAAGAGAACTATAAGAAGTCTGAAATTCAGGAGTGGATGGAAAGTCAAGTTCTTGATACAGAAATCATGTCCTTCCCAGAACATAAGTATGGTATCTTCCATGGACATAACTGGAACACCTGGCTATATCAATTGATGCCAGAGATTCCTGCCAAGACATATGATCCAATGAAGTTTGGTGTCCCTCAGGAATCTATCGACAAAGCAGTTGTTGCATGGAAAAGAGAACTTAGAAGATTTTATGATGAATCTGTAGATCACTATGAGTACATTCAAAAAGGTGTTCGTGAATGGCACATTTGATATCCTTCACCGTGGGCATCTAGAACTCCTAGAGTATGCTAGATCCCTTGGTGATGAGGTTGTCGTTGCCATTGATACTGATGAACGAGTGCGCGAGAAGAAAGGTCCTACTCGCCCAATAAATACTGCCGAAGAACGAGCATACATGTTGCAGAGTCTCAAGACTGTGGACAATGTTTTTATGTTCGGTTCAGACGAAGAGTTAGAAAATTTGATAAAATCTTATCGACCTGATATAATGGTGGTAGGATCTGACTGGAAAGGAAAGTCAGTTATTGGTTCAATGTATGCTGCAGACTTACACTTCTTTGATAGAATAGAAAATTATGCGACTAGCAAGACAATACAATATATTATTGATCGGGGATAGTTGTACCGATGAATGGGTTTATGGATCAGTAAATCGATTGAGTCCTGAGGCACCTGTTCCTGTTCTTAAGTATCGTGAGAAGCAGACTGCTCCTGGTATGGCAGGTAATGTCTATGAGAATCTTAAATCTCTTGGCATGACGGTAAACTTTGTTACTAATAAAGAACAAATTACCAAGACCAGATATATTGATGGTAAGACAAACCAACAGATCGTTCGTGTTGATGATGAACCAGAACTTACTGGTATTCATCAGGCACAGTTGCAGATGGCATTGATGCATGAGACTTATGATGCTATTGTTATCTCTGATTATAATAAAGGGTTTGTTAATGTTGCTGAGGTAGTAACATATGTCGCTAGTAGAAATCCAACGGTTAAAATCTTTGTAGATACTAAAGCGACTAAACTTCCTTTGGGATTTGATAATGTAGTATATAAAATTAATCAAAAAGAATTTGAGGCACTGGATCCAGGGACAATTCCTCCCGCAAAGAACTTGATCGTTACCAGAGGTCCTATGGGTGCAGTATGGAATAAGAAACAGTATCCAGTGAACCAGATAGAGCGTGTCTTTGATGTCTCTGGTGCAGGAGATACCTTTCTTTCTGCCCTTGTGTTCTATTATGTTCAACTTCCATCTATGGATGAAGCAATTGCTTTCGCTAATAGATCAGCATCCATTGCTGTACAAAATCCTGGCACATACACATTAACAATGGAGGATGTAGATGAAATCCTTAAGTAAGATCTTCTCTATTAATGCGGGACATGACGCTTCCATCGTCTACATGGAAGACGGTAATGTATCATGGATGATTGAGGAAGAAAGATACAGTCATAAAAAGCATGACGAAAAAGCATACCTTTCTATTAGTAATGCGAATGGCATTGTAAGTCCAGATTCTGTCGTACTTATTACCATGCTGCACCATCCAGACACGATGGATAAGTCTAAAAATGTAGAGGACTTTACTAATATTTTAGTATGTAAAGTATTGAAGAGAGCAACAATAGCATATAAAAATTGTAGTAGCGAACATCACTTACAACATGCAGCTACTGGTTTTTATAACTCGGGATTTGATGAAGCAGTTTGTGTAGTTGTAGATGGTGCGGGTGCTTTTGTTCATGACTGTGGACATGAAGTGGAGTCTATCTATACTGCATCTTATCCAGATGACTTTAGATTGCTGAGTCAAAAGGCGGTGCCTTGGTTTAGTAAGAAAGACACTCACACTCTCAAAGATCCTACAATCGGTATCGGATTTGCTTACGCAGGTGTCTCTGAGTATCTTGGATTTGGACTACTCGGATCTGGTACTGTAATGGGATTAGCTCCTTATGGAGAGGAGGACCCAGATATTAAACCTTTCATTGTAGATGGTAAGGTTAATGAGGAATTTTTTGAAAGAGATGAAACTGGAGCGAGGTTTATTCCATATGATCCCCTTCCTCCCATCAGTCCTATTTTTGACTCCATTAGAGATCCTAGAGTAAAGTATCAAAAACTATGTAACCTTGCATATAGATTACAAAAAGACTTCGAGACATACATGGTTGGTGTTATTAAGAGGGCAATCGATATATCTGGATGTAAAAATGTAGTCTTATCTGGAGGTTGCGCCCTTAATTGTGTGGGTAACTATGAGTATCTTAAGCATCTTCCCGAGGGTTCTAAACTATTTGTAGAACCCATCTGTTATGATGCTGGTACATCTCTTGGACTTGCCATGCTTGAGTGGAGAATGGCATCTAAATCTATGGAGAAGAAACCGTTAGAGCATCTGTATCTTGGTCCACCTCAGAGACATTATATTCCTGATGGTGCTTATGATGTATCTCTTTCTGATGTTGTAGATGTTATCGATAGAGGAGAGGCAGTCGCTATCTTCCAAGGTAGATCTGAGCAGGGTCCTCGCGCACTGGGAAATAGATCATTGTTGTTTGATCCCAGGGTTGAGAATGCTAGAGAAATCATGAACGATATTAAAGGGCGTGAACTCTTCAGACCTTTTGCTGCGTCTGTTATGAAAGAACATGCTGATGTCTTCTTTGATATGAGAGGACTAGAGGAGAGTCCTTTCATGATGTATGCAATGGATGCATATGAGGAGCATTGGGATACAATTCCTGGAGTTCTTCATGTTGATAAGACATGTCGCATTCAGACAGTTACTAGAGAACAGAATCAGAACTACTATGATCTCATTGATGCGTTCTATGAAAGGACAGGCATTCCCATGTTATTAAATACATCTCTCAACCTTAGCGGAGATACTATTTGTGAGACAGTGGACGATGCTATCGCCACTCTCAAGAGATCTAAAATAAACTACCTTTATCTACCCGAGTGTGGTAAGATGGTACATATCCCAGAGAACTCTAACGCTGGCATGAAAGGAAAAATTTACTACGGTCTTTATAGAAAATGAGATATGTTGTAGACATTGATGGTACGATATGCTATCCTGGTACGGATGATCAAAGATATACCCATGCTGTCCCTCGCAATGATAGAATTGATACAATAAATAGGTTGTATGATGAAGGACATTACATCGTTTACCTAACTGCTAGAGGCATGGGTAGATTTAAGAACTCTCGTATGTTATCTCACAGAGAGTTTTATGACTTCACATACGATCAGTTAAAGTCCTGGGGTTGTAAATTTCACGAACTGCACCTAGGAAAACCCGCTGCAGATTACTACATCGATGACAAAGGAATCCACTCAGACGAATTCTTCAATCAAAATTGTGCCTAAAGGATGGGGGCACGAGAAGTGGATTGTTAATAGTGAAAAGTATTGTGGTAAACTCTTGTACATGGAGAAGGGCAAGAGATGTTCGTGGCACTACCACAAAATAAAAGATGAGACCTTCTACTTACAGAGTGGTCTCATCTCACTGTACTATGGATTTGATGAAGATATTGGTAAGGCAGAGATGGTTGTGCTAGAACCAGGAGATAAATTTTATATTCCTGTTGGACTGAAGCATCAGATGGTTGCGCTGTTAGACTCTGAATTATTTGAGTTCTCAACGCAACACTTTGACTCTG